ACGTCAAGTCGGGTCTTTATAACTTTCGCTGTCCTTATTGTGGTGACTCTCAACGCAATAAGACTAAGGCACGGGGATACTTTTTCCTCAAGAAAGGAGAGTACATTTACAAGTGTCACAACTGTGGCATTGGTAGATCGTTGTCTAATTTTCTAAAAGACAATGCCGTTGATCTCCATGATCAATTTGTCATGGAGAAATACAAGTCAGGCATGGCAGGTAAAGGTAGGCACACACCAGTCCCAAAGTATGTTGGTGCCAAACCTAAGTTTGCTAAAAAAGTTACAGACATTACAAGTATCAAAGAGCTAAATATAGGACACCCTGCCCGAGACTATCTGACTTCAAGGTTGATTCCCGATGATCAACTAGGCAGATTTTTCTATGTGGATAAATTCAAGAGGTGGGTCAACACTAAGGTGCAGACATTTGAAAACCTCCAGAATGATAGACCTAGAATTATTATCCCTCTCATTGATACGGACGGTAACTGGTTTGGAATCCAGGGTCGCTCTCTGGCTCCAAAGTCACCGTTACGATACATCACCGTGATGTTTGATGAGAAACTAAAACTCTTCGGACAAGATCAAATTAACCCTGAGGAAACAGTCTATGTCACAGAAGGACCCTTCGACAGTACTTTCATTACCAATGCTGTTGCTATGTGTGGGAGCGATGTTGACCACCGCACTCTTCCTTATAAAGATAGGGTCTGGGTCTTCGACAATGAGCCCCGCAATAGACAAATCGTGTCACGGATTGACGCTGCCATCGGAAGCAAGGAGAAGGTGGTCATCTGGCCAAAGGAATTAAAGGAAAAGGATCTCAATGATATGGTGTTGGCAGGATCCAATCCTGCTGATATAATCAAGAGCAATACCTACCAAGGATTACAAGCAAAAGTAAAGTTTACAGACTGGAAAAAAGTATGAGTGACATCACCGTTGTAAAAAGAAATGGGGTAGTTGAGGACCTTACCCTAGATAAGATTCATAAGATGGTTGAGCACGCTTGCAGAGGTCTCTCTGGCGTCTCTGAGAGTCAGGTGGAGATGAATGCTAACCTGCAATTTTTTGATGGGATTGAGACAAAGGATATCCAAGAGATTCTAATTCGCTCTGCTAATGATCTGATCAGTCTGGAAGCACCTAACTATCAGTTTGTTGCAGCACGTCTGCTTCTATTTGGATTGAGGAAGTCTGTCTATGGTGACCATCCAGACTATCGTCCTTTCCTGATTGATCATGTCAAGCAGTGTGTAGATAAGAAAGTCTACGATGCTTCCATCATTAAAAAGTACAGTGAAGAAGAATGGTCTGAAATGGATTCATTCATTGATCATGATCGCGATTATTTGTTTACATATGCTGGCTTGCGTCAGGTTGTAGATAAATATCTCGTACAGGATCGCAGCAATGGAGTAGTCTACGAGACTCCTCAGCAGATGTATATCATGATCGCTGCAACCCTCTTCCAAGATTACAATGTAGATAGGTTAGGGTATGTCAAAAGATACTACGACGCAATCAGCAAGCACAGGATCAACATTCCCACACCTATCATGGCGGGAGTGCGAACTCCACTTCGACAATTTGCTAGCTGTGTTCTTGTTGATGTCGATGACACCCTCGATAGTATCTTTTCTAGTGACATGGCGATTGGCTACTATGTTGCTCAACGTGCAGGAATCGGTATCAACGCAGGCAGAATCCGTGGGATCAACAGTAAGATCCGAGGCGGAGAGGTGGCACACACAGGTGTGGTCCCCTTCCTTAAAAAGTTTGAGAGTACTGTCAGATGCTGCACACAAAACGGTGTCCGAGGTGGCTCAGCGACAGTCCACTTTCCAATCTGGCATAAAGAGATAGAAGATATCATTGTCCTTAAGAATAACAAGGGCACTGAAGACAATCGTGTGAGGAAACTTGACTACTCAATCCAATTCAGCAAACTATTTTATGAGCGATTCATCAACAACGAGGACATTTCACTTTTCAGTCCTCATGATGTCCCTGATCTTTATGACGCTTTCGGGACTAGCAGCTTTGACCGCATGTATTTACGTTACGAATCAGATGAATCCATCCCCCGTAACACAGCAAACGCTCAAACTCTGATCACTGACCTACTGAAAGAGAGAGCAGAGACTGGTCGTGTTTACATTATGAATATCGATCACTGTAACTCTCACTCGTCCTTCAAGGACAAGGTGAATATGAGTAACCTCTGTCAAGAGATCACTCTGCCTACTGATCCCATTGATCACATTGATGATGAAGCAGGTGAGATTGCTCTCTGCATTCTCTCTGCTATTAACATCGGTAAGATCAAGAATCTCGATGAGATTGAAAACCTCTGTGACCTCGCCGTGCGTGGTCTAGATGCTCTGATTGATTATCAGTCCTATCCCGTCGCTGCTGCCCGTCGTAGCACCCTTGCAAGGCGCTCTCTGGGTATTGGATACATCGGTCTGGCACATTACCTCGCCAAGAAAGGATTGAAGTATGATGATCAAGAAGCATACGATGAAGTACATCGACTGACAGAAGCATTCCAATTCAATCTTCTCAAGGCATCTAATGATCTTGCTAAAGAGATTGGACAATGCGATGCATTCCCCAGCACTAAGTATGTTGATGGCATCCTGCCTATTGACACCTATAAAACTGAAGTAGACGAAATCACCACGCCAGAATACCACTATGATTGGAGTAGTCTTAGGAATGATATCATCCGATATGGTCTCCGAAACAGCACACTGTCCGCACAGATGCCATCGGAGAGCAGCTCCGTTGTGTCAAACGCAACCAATGGAATCGAGCCGCCTCGCGACTACCTGTCCATTAAAAAATCAAAGAAGGGACCTCTTAAGCAGATTGTTCCACAATACACCACACTAAAAAACAATTACACTTTGTTATGGGACATGCCATCCAACGAAGGATACATTAAGATTGTTGCTGTCATGCAAAAATTCTTTGATCAAGCGATCAGTGGCAACTGGTCATACAATCCAGAGAATTATCCAAACAATCAAGTACCTGTGTCGGTCATGGCAAATGATCTTTTGACTACATATAAGTATGGTTGGAAGACTTCTTACTACCAAAATACATACGATGCTAAGAAGGACACTGAAGAAGAAACTCCTCGCCCTATTGAGGAGATCTTGAAAGAGATTGATGAGGGCAACGAAGCCGATTGTGATGCTTGCAATGTCTAAGGTAGTTGAGATAGAATTAACAGAAGATCTTCAGGAGGACTTTGAGTCCTTCCTGGAGGTATGCAATTCATTTGGTATTAAACCAAGGATCAGATCATTTTTATATTATGTCAATTTATTTGGCACCTACAAACATCCAAAGGGGGAAAATGGGAGTAACGGTATTTAACGAGAAGAAAGTAGACACTAAGAAACAACCAATGTTTTTTGGTGCTCCACTGGGAATGCAACGTTATGATGAGTACAAGTATCCAGACTTTGATAAACTAACACAGACTCAACTGGGATACTTCTGGAGACCTGAAGAGGTTTCACTTCAGAAAGACAGAGCAGACTACAAGACTCTGAGTGACCAGCAGAAGCACATCTACACTTCCAATCTTAAGTATCAGATTCTCCTGGACTCTGTGCAAGGTCGTGGACCTGGCATGGCATTCTCTCCTTACTGCTCACTACCTGAGTTGGAAGGTGCCATGGGTGTTTGGGAATTTATGGAGCAGATTCATTCGCGCTCCTATACTCACATCATTAAAAACATCTATCCAGACCCTTCAGAGGTCTTTGATACAGTACTTGACAACGATAAGATCCTTGATCGTGCTAAGTCAGTCTGCAAAGCATACAATGAATTCATCGATGCTGCTACTGATTGGGCACAAGGTAGTATGTGGGAGACTGATTGGAAAGGATCTCCTTCTAGAGATTATACGCTCAAGGATGTCAAGCGTAAACTCTACCTGGCTATTGCTAATGTTAACATTCTTGAGGGGATACGTTTTTATGTCTCTTTCGCTTGCAGTTTTGCTTTTGGAGAGCTTAAACTTATGGAGGGTAGTGCAAAGATCATCTCCCTCATCGCAAGAGACGAGTCACAGCATCTTTTACTCACACAAAAGATTCTGAAGAAATGGTCAGAAGGTGATGATCCTGAAATGCAGATCATCGCACAGGAAGAAAAAGAAACAGTGCGTCAAATGTTTATTGACGCTGTAAACCAAGAGAAAGATTGGGCAAACTACTTGTTTGAGAATGGCAGCATGATTGGTCTTAATGAAAGACTGCTGTCGCAGTATGTTGAATGGGTTGCCAACCGTCGCATGAGAGCGATTGGATTGGAAGCTGCATTCGATATCCCTGCAAAAAACAATCCTCTACCATGGACTGAGCACTGGCTAAATAGCAAAGGTCAACAGAATGCTCCTCAGGAGACTGAGATCGAGTCCTATATTGTCGGAGGTATCAAACAAGATGTTGAGGCAAGTACTTTCTCTGGTTTCCAACTTTAAGAATTGGTTACATGACAAGGAGAAACAGTTGGAAAAGGAAGAGACAGGATCAGACAAGTATACTTGGCCTGGACCCGATCAGTGGTATCAAGGTCCACTTGAAATTTTTACGGAGTTTGAAGAAGGACCTAGCGACAACGAAACCGATCAGGAGGCGTAAAGGACGATGACTTGCTAAATAGTATTGTTAGTGCTATACTAACTATACGTTCATCCCACTTCGGTGGGACGCAAGTAAGTCGCGGAACGGAGCCGTTCATCCCATGCTAGAGATACTATTCTATTCATCGCTCACATGTGCTCAAGCCGATGCAGTTATGCTTCGGATGAAAACAAATGAGAATATTCCTCCTGAATTTAAGGTGGAATTGATTGAGGTTATGAAGGAATCAACGCCTGAATGCTATCCATGGGACGCACACGACTGAAGGAACGGGGATTAAAAACCCTAACTTCAGGAGACTGACAAATGAACACACTTACACTGATCAAAAAGCAGATCGAGAAAGCAGCACGTCTGCATGACGCACAGATTACCCACACCTCATATCGTGGTGTGAAGTATGACACACGTTGTGTGGAGTCCAAGGAGTCTCACGGCACCTTCTGTTATCGCGGTCACACTTATAGCAAGTGATCATAAGGACCTTCGGGTCCTTTTTTATTAGGAGAAATTATGAATTACGAGAAAGTAAAACTGATTGCACATAATCTCAAACTGTTGGCACAATCTCTAGAGGATGCCATCAAAGAAGACCCTGATAAATACTTGCAAGGTCGTGACAGTAATCGTTTCGGTTACCAGTTTGACGACGATGATGATGGGTATGCAGACTAATGAAATTATTGACACTAGATGATTACAAGAAGGCAGGTGAAACATTCTGGGAAAAGTACTGGTATGTTGCCAAAGAATTAGGAGAGGGTGCTAAGACTGAAGACATCCTTAAGGTTATGGAATCACTTGGTGCTGTTGCCATGAAACTAAGGCTAGAAGAAGAAGGCAAGACAGCACCATTTGGATTCAATAAGAAGGATAAAGATGAAACCACAGAGTGCGAAAGCGAAGGGTAGAAACTTCCAGAAGTGGGTGAGAGATATGCTCATTGAGCATAGAGATGTACATCCAGAGGACATTGAGTCTCGCAGCATGGGTGCTGGTGGGGAGGATCTGATCATGGCACGAGATGCTAGGTCAAAGTTTCCCTTCAGCATTGAGTGTAAGAATGTTGAGCGACTCAATGTATACGATGCCTATGACCAGGCGTGTGCTAACGCTGGTGACCATCAACCAATTCTTTTTATGAAGAAGAATCGGAAGAGACCACTTGTCGTAGTCGATGCTGAGTGGTTTATCAAGCACTTTGGGGTTGACGCAGAGGGCAACTAGCATATATAATTGCACAGTAGTCAGGAGAGGGTCAATGGATGATCGATTTCAAGATGAAATTGATTTCTTTGAGAGCACAGTTGAGTTTCTCGTTGACCAACTCCACATCGAGTTGGATCTAGGAAACACTGGCAATGCAGAAGCATTGGCAGCAAAGATTCGTGAGTATGAAGAGGCACAATGACATTACATTCTATGTTTTCGGTCCCTATCATTCATTACGAGATCGCAAACTGGAAAACAAACAAGCAAAAGATCCTAGATGTACTGCCTGAGTTTGAGCAGGAGCACTTCGACAGTAATGGAGATCAGTATACTGATTTCTTCCATCAGTCTGAAGAGCACCTGCCACCTTATGCTGACACAGTGATTGACATCCTTGAGCCGTATCTTGCTGAGTTTACTGAGCGTAGACGCATCGAGTTTACTGACATGTGGTGTCAGAAATCTGTCCGAGGCATGAAGCATGGTGTACATAATCATGGACACAGTGGGTGGTCTGCTGTAATGTATGTGGAGTTTGATCCTGAGTATCATTCTGCCACAAAGTTTTACTCTCCTTTCAACAACCCTTGGAGTGGTAGGTTACAAACCTTCATTCCACCTGTTAATGAAGGAGATCTAGTTATCTTTCCTGCTACAATCTCACATGAGGCATTGCCTAATGAGTCTGAGAAACTAAGGACAATCATCTCGTTTAACCTACGAGGTAAAGTAGACAAAGTTAAGAAAACAATGTGGGATGGAGACCCTATTGTGAGAGTATGAGTTTCATCTACATTTAAGGTCCAGTAGCTCAGATGGATAGAGCAACTCTCTTCTAAAGAGTCGGTCGTAGGTTCGAATCCTACCTGGATCGTTGCACCTCTGGTGCATGTTGGAAAACAAAATAGGAGTCAATCATGACTGTTAGAGATCGCTTTGGAGAAAGTCTCCAACTTCTGAAGGATGCTGTTAATGGCAACGTTGCCCTTGACACTGAGTATCCATCCCTCTTCTCTTCACTCTGTCGTTTCTATAGCGATGAGAATAATCATCACGTCCACTTCTGGGGTCTTGATGTTGAGGAGGACTATACGATTCTAATAGATAATATGATTGCAGATGGCGTCCTGGAAGCGACGTAAATCTTACCCTGGTGGAGTCAATTCTGACCCTGCCTTGGGACGGCACTAAACTCACCCTGGTCGGGATATCTAATGACAGAAGTTACAGTTTACAAAGGTAGATTTTGCGAACCCATCTCAGATTTTATCTGGGGGGACTATATTGATGAATCCGTTGTCGATGATCTACATGACTTCTGGCATAATCAGGAGATACTCAACAGGCATGAGGGACAAGTATATAAACATGGGGACATTCAAGTAGATAAGGAGTATAAAGACTCCATTGATCTACACATTCCTTTTCAACTAGCAGTTCCTCACGTCCAAAATTATATGCAGGCACTTCAGGGTGTCCTGAATAAGTACATTGAGAGGTTTCCATTCGTGGAAACTTCTCGCTTCCAAATAACTGAGCCACTGTCTATGCAGTGGTATCCTAAAGGCGGTGGTTTCAAGCAGTGGCATACCGAAAGGTCTAATGCTCTGCCTGGAAACGCCCACCGTCATTTAGTCTTCATGACATATCTAAATGATGCTGAAGATGGTGGCACTGAATGGTATCACCAACAGAAGTATGTCCCAGCAAAGAAAGGATACACAGTAATCTGGCCATCTGACTGGACACATTTTCATCGAGGAAGGGTAACCGAGAATCATGAAAAGATGATCATCACTGGATGGTTTTCCTACACTTAATTACTAACGGAGAAACGACACATGACCGATGCCGAACGCTGGAATAGAGGACTTGATCTATTCCTTGAGAGTGTACACAAACCCGATCATGAGCTGAGGCAGTGTGCTCACAATCAAGAATGTTATCACGAGCTTATGTGGGTGCGTGAGAATGTGCTAGAGTATCTCAAGACTCTACGCTGGAAGGAATGAAACCTCCTATCCTTGCCCTTGGGGCACTTTTCATACTGACCCTGACCACTATTGCGGCAGGGTATTTTCATGGTAATATGCATATTGAAGCGGTTTACAAATCACTTTCATGAAGAAACCCACAGTCCTGCTTGAGCGATTCCCATATCGCTATGTCCAAGCAGGCACTCTTGAGATCAATGGTATGCCTGACTACCGCATTCAAAAGGTAGATGCGTATACTGGTAAGTATCGAGACATGTATCTGTGTGACAACGCAATGCAACTCGATACTGCAATGAGTGACTTTGAATATACAAAGTGGCTCGACCCCGATAATGTCCCCTGCTACGTTAAAGACGAGGTAAAAACACGATGAGAAATGTACACAATGAGTTTGAGACTGCAGTATTTTCTATGCGGTCTGCTTTCAAAGCAGCATTGGATGATCCCAACTTCAATCAGTCTACCCTCTCTGAAGTATGGCGTCACTACCTGGGCATGAAGTCTATTCTTGATACCCTCTCTCCTTCTACGGAGGGTGACACCATCCTTGGTGGTGCTGATGACAGCAGCATTAGTTTCAGCGCACTTGGTAGCGAATTTTACGCTGCTGGTCCTGTTGACTATCCTTATGGTGGAGCTGGTCAGGATGTCATTACATTTGGGAGTTGACAGAATTTAATAATTGCTATATAGTTATGTCACCGTCACAAAAGTTTACAAATGACTGTAACCACTAACGAGCTGGGGCAACAAAACATCTTCGCTCGCGAGCCTGAAATGGTAGTAGAATCCTACAACCGTAAGGGTCTTGAATCACCCCAACAATTCGCAGAGACCTACAACGGTCGCTGGGCAATGATGGGAATCGTTTCTGGTTTCCTATCTTATGCCATCACTGGCAAATTCTTCTTCGGCATCTTTTGAGGTATTATTATGTTTAACGAAAAAGCAGAAAAACTGAATGGACGTGCAGCAATGATTGGTTTCGTTGCAGCAGTAGGAGCATACCTGGCAACAGGTCAGGTGATCCCTGGCGTCTGGTGACCTAAATAAAACTGAATATCGTCGTCGCATGACAACGGGGTAACTGGCACAATCCAGTTGACACCCCGTTTTTTATGTAGTACAGTATGGGGGTCCTGTAATGAGAGTTATGACTACTACCGTGATGGCAGCAGCAACGGCTGCCGCATTGGCACCATTCCTTGTGCCGTTGCCAGAAGCACCTCCTACACCTACTGATGTTACACCTATTGTGGTAGAGCCTTACCAAAAAACTTGGAAGTGCCCTGACTGCACACCTAATGAGCAATATGTAATTGAGAAACTACAAGAAAAAACTAGAATCTCTGATCCCAAAGCAATTGCTACAATCCTGGGCAACATCAAGCAAGAAAGCAAGTTCATTCCTAACATCTGTGAGGGTGGTGCTCGCGTCTCCTACACCGAGTGTAAGGTTGGTGGGTATGGTTTGATCCAGTGGACTTCTATCGGTCGCTACAAGGGTCTTGGAAACTTCTGTGCTAAGTATATTTGTGACCCTAGTAGTTTGGAAGGTCAAACTCGCTGGATGATTAACGAACCAATCTTCCAACGTTACCTTCCAGAGTTTGAAGGTCATGGAAAAACTATCTATCAGTACATGGTTCCTGCTTACTACTGGTTGGGTTGGGGCATCAAAGGTAACCGTGAAGTATACGCAAACGAATATCTAAATAAACTTGTGTATTCTTAATGGCAAGTGTATACTTTAGAATTATATTGGGAAGGGAGATGGGTAACTCTTAAGAGGTACTCTAATCTCTCTGAGCATAAGGCAGAATTCCTCCTCTACTTGTGCAAAACTCTATCCAAACAAGTCAAGACCAAAAAAGAATTCAGGATGGTTGAAGCATGATTGATGACTGGCGTTACGATGATGGCAAGATGCGCGAAAGGCAGATTGCACTGACCTGTTTTATTCATGAAGGTTATGAGATAAATAGATCAGTATATGAGTTTTGCCACTACTTCGTAAGCAACGGTCTTTGGGGAGATACTTTACCTCAAACCGCTGAAGAAGCATCCGCTATCCTAAAAGAGTCGGGTATTTATAAGTACGCTGGGCGAAAACTCTTTGAAGAGTATTCTGCATGGAGGAAAGTAAATGAAGAAAGACCTGTCTACAAAGAAGGCGGTCAAGAAGATCATCAAGACAGCGAAGAAGCATCCTGAATGGTATACACCTGAAGATGTTTTGTATGCTAAATTAGTGAAGAGGCAACTAAAAAAAGAGAAGTAATTATGCGTATCGTGATCGTTGGCGGCGGCACATCTGGATGGATGACCGCCGCTGCTTTTTGTAAAACCTTTCCCGAATGGGATATTACAATCATTGCAGGTGCTGAGCCTATTGGTGTTGGTGAGTCAACTACTCCCCACCTCAATCAATATCTGAATTACATGGGAATTACTGATGAAGAATTCCTGCCAAATGCCAGAGCAACATTCAAATCTTCCTCTAGATTTGAGGACTTTGTTGCGAAAGGTGAAACGTTTCACTATCCAAACGGTCAGTCGATCGCTAAGGATCTTAAATATAATGACTGGATGGTTGCTAAAGCATTCTATCCAGACGAGCTTCCCCCATTTGCGGACATGTTTATGCCGTTTGTGACGATCGCTGAAGAGGGGAGACTTCCCCTAGACCACGATCTTATTTTCCCCTATGGACTCGCAAAGGACCGCTCCTTCCATATCAACGGAGC